AGGAATTGTTGGGTAAACTGGCGTTCTGGTTTGGCGAGTATCCAAGTCCGTGCCATTTGCACTTCCTTGTCTACGTCCTTGTCGGGGTTAAGGCGTTTGAGTTGGGTAATGAAAGCATCATCTACGAGTTTTGGTTTTCGTTTTGTTTTTGGTTTTATGGAAATCAAATCAATGGATTTCAAAATTGTTTGCTGTGATGGTTCTATTTTCGGTTCCTTATGATGATTCATTATAGAGAGACTAACCGGGGTTACCCCCTCCACCCCCTGCACCGGGTTACCCCCTCCCCCACTAACACGGGTTATCCCCTCAACTGACTTAATCCTGCTTGGTGCTATAACCTGTTGAATGACATCTCGACTGATTTCATCGCTACCAATCTTATCAACAATGATGGTGTAAATGTTCGATGTTTGCCTTCCAAAATGATCCTCTCGCTCATCTTTCGTAACTACTCCGACCTCAATCAAAGAATTCAAATACTTCTTCAAGATAGGTTCCGAGACATTCGCTTTTTCTGCTAGTTTCCGAATCGACGGCCAACAACTAGCATCGTCATTGCAGGAATCGGCTAGGGCAAGAAGAACCAATCTTGCATTTCCTTGAGTCCTGCTTTTCTCAAAGACCTCCGACATTATTCTAACACTCATTGTAAAAAGGCGACCCCTTGTAGTGGCGGACAAAAGCGGCAACTGACGCATGAGAGTGGTGAAACCACCACAAGGGATCATATAGTTTTTGTGTTTATTTAATTTTGTCCTTCACTTCGGCTCTCACCCCGAAGGCGTGATTTCTCACACGCGAACGAAACTACTAGATGTTGTATTCAGTGTCAAGCACCTTTTTTATCGAAACCGATAATTACTCCATGTCGATTGTTGCGATTCCACCAGCAGACCAGTCCTCTAGCTTGTCGGTCAGAACCTCCCAAATGTCATCGGCATCACTTTTGTTTTTGCATTTGAAGATGGAGCGGCGTTCTCCGACGCCTTCGCCAGCGATAATGAAATCACACTTGATGACAGTATTGGACTCATGGCCGCAAGCGACAATGATAGAGGTATTGTTTGGCTTGAGAGCCATCATCAGAATGCCTTCATCATTTTCGTAGGTAGCAATGAAAGGCTTTTCTAGCGCGGTGGCTAAAGACATATTTGTGACAAGAACAGTCTTTCTGACAGTAGCTAGAAGGTCTTCTGCAAATGTATTATCGTTGTTAGTGTTATCCATAATTTACAAGGCTATCAGAAATGTGTTGACTTGTCAATAGTCTTGGTTTAATTTTTATGGAAATGAAACATCCATTAGAAGAAGCATACGATAGCTGCATGATGGCTTACGAGCAATCACGCACTGTTCGTTCTATTGGACGGAGGACTTTCGCCCAGCAGTTACGCGAGACTCGAAAGAAACTGAGCATGACTGTCAGGGAACTTGGCGAAAGGATTGGAGTGACTGGATCACTGATAAACCAGATTGAAGTAAACTCGAAAAGTATTTTAAAGAAAGAACAGGTAGATAAAGTAATTGGATTATGCTACAAAGAAAAACGCCCTTACAAAAAACAGGATTCAAAAAGCGAAGTGGAAAACTTAGATCAGTCTCAATCACTCGGAGAGTAAAGAATGCCGACTACGAAAAAGTTAAAGCAGAATACTTTGAAGAAAAAAACTACCAGTGTGAGATATGTAATGGGCAAGGAACAGACCTTCACCATAAGAAAGGAAGGGGCAAGTTCCTATGTGACAAGTCCTCATTCATGGTTTTATGCCGCGCCTGCCACAACAAATGCCACCACGAAGTAGGGTGGGCAAGAGAGAATGGATATATAATTTATGACTACAAATAATACGTTTGAGCCTCGCGTCATCTGCGAGGGAATTGAAGTAAGCGAGAATCAGTATAAGATTCTCTTCCAGCAAAAGTTCAATCAGTGCTGGGTTCCAAAGAAGGACATCCGACTCAAGGAGACTCTAGGAAACCTTTACGGAGAAAAAATGATTCGCATCGTAGTTCCAGAAGAGGTAGCGAATACCTTGGAACTTGAAGGAATCATGGATTAGTCCTCACCCCAGTCATCTACAGAATACTCTTCATCTTGGGAGTATTCGACTGGCTTTTCATCCCGCGCCCAAAATCGGTTAGTTGGGACAGCTTTATCGTTTCCGATAAAAACTAGTCCATTGCGCCTAGCCATTTCGAGTGCGTAGATCAAGCTATCACTCAAGTCTGGCGAGTATCCAGTTCTTCCCTTTAACTCGTCTTTAGTCTCAATGGCAATCTTCTTGTTTTTGATTGTGTATCGACGCAGGCAAAGTTCCCGCGCCAGATCAGATGCAGGATCAACACCAAAAAGAACACGACTCTTGAAGGCGTGATAGCAAGAGTAGTAGTATTCAGAGACAAGCCTATCGTAAACATCCTTACATTGGCGTTTATCGACTTCAGCGGCTAGTCGGTCTGTAGGTTTACCCATAGACGAGATAAGAGCGATAGATGCACCAGAAGACTCAAATCGTAGCCACTCACGAATGATAGCCTGTCCAACTCGACCACCATCACCGGAAACGTCCATACCGAATTTAGAAGGCTGGACACCAGCGGCACGGCATAAAGCCACAACTTCAGTAGCGAGTTGGATTTCAAACTCAGCGGCAGCATTCGCGGACAACTGGATTACCTTCTGACTCTCCAGCCACATGACACGATTGCGAGTCCCGCGAACAAAGCCTAACTTGGCGATAGTAAGAACGCATCTATCTCCCCCAATTGTGAAAGCGGTATCGAACCCGGCTACCTTGGTAAAACCTTCAGAATCCCATAGGGGTTCTTCGTTCGTATCAGCATTACGGATCAGATCGGCGGTAAGAATCGTTTGAGCGAATCCAGACTTCGGCCACCAACCAATAGCGTTACGAACATAGTCAATAGCATTCTCGTCTCCATAACATTGTTTAAGCATGATCTCCTGCTTCTTCCGATCCATGAGGAAAGGGAATGGAGATGGCTCGCTCGCAGGCGCGGCGAAGTTAGGAGAACGCATACCATTGTAGAACAAGCAAACGCCAGTTCCAGTCTCCCACTTGTCCATGTCTGGACTAACCGAATCGAAGTTAGATGCGCCACTAGGCATGGCCCAGCGGGTGTGAGGATTATCACCAGCAGATGGGTTTCCAATACCAATGAATGTAACATCATTGTTAGCAGATAAGTTAACCTTGGCGGTAATCGCGCCCAGTTCCATTTCGGGCAACTCATCCAAGGCTAACCTAACCCTATCATTCTTACGACCACGGGTAGTATCAATAGCCTTCTGACCCTCGTTACCAGACTGGAAAGCAAGAGCCTTGATAGCATTTCGATAGTCCTTATCCTCATCGTTGGACGCGCCACCCCAAACAATCATGTGGCGATAGTCAATGAGCTTACCAAACTGAACGGCGGCACACTTCCATAGCTTTGAGATAATGCCCCAGATACGATCCTCGGACGCACCGAGAGTTGTGGTAGCAACCCAAGACGAAGTGCAATGCGGGGCAGAACACCAATCAAGGTAAACCCAAAGCCCAACAGGAAACGACTTTCCCATAGAAGCCGCGCCAGCCAAACAAATATCTGTATTGTTGCAAAGTCCCTCAAGAGTTCTCAATAATTGATTATTGGTATAGCCGCGATTGTAGATAGAAACCTCAGTCGGCCATTGGAGTTTCACGGCATTGATGAAGTGTTCGTGCGGCGAGAGTAATTTAAAGTCAGAGATATTGATATTATGTTTAACACAATACTCTTTGCCATATTCGCCACGGCTAATAGAGTAACAATATAATTCAATACCAAGGTCATCCATGTGTTCTGGAAACTGAATCCCGTAGCGACGAATACCTTTGTTTGAAGAAAAAGCTCTTGACATATCAATAAGAAAATATATTTTCCGTGCAAAGGCAAGATGAAACTGAAAAACAAAAATCTCGCACCTGTCGGGGGCTGGTATTGGAAGTATGAGATCAAGCGTGATAAGCTCACGTTTCCTGCGATTGTTTACGGAAGCACATTCAATAGCTTGATTCAAAACATCCGCAAGGACTATACATCGAATGGAATCGAAGTTCCTGCCAATATCGAGCAGATGGTTGAAGATCAAACCTGCCAGCGTCAGCCGAGTGATCGTTGCTGGTATAGCGATGGACTCGGAGACAAGATCGCGCAAGCTATCCATACTGTGGCTGCAACCGCAGACAAGGTTTTAGGAACTAAACTAGAGCATAAAGCTCGCGGATGTAGTTCGTGTAACAAACGAAGAAATGCCTTGAATTCATTATCGTAAACGATAAAAGTATAATCCTATGCTCTCCATCGGCCAAGACAACTTTTCACTTGCTACTTTAGACCAAGACGGCAAGCCACCAGAAACACGAATCTCCAATGCGTCACACGCTTGGAACATCGCAAATAATCTTCGCCTTGCAAACATCGGGCGCGAGAACAAACGTATCCGTATCTATAAGGCTTACAAGATGTTCCCGCCTACAGGCTACAGCAAGCTCGCGGAGAAACGCCTTCCTTGGCAATCTGATGTAAACTACGGACAACTTGGATTTATCGTTGATAACCAGAAGTCAAGTTACTACGATGTCATTACAGAACGGCAAGCGTGTTGCACAATCAAAAGTAAATTCGGTAATGAAAAAGAACGACTCGTTAACTCAGAGAATATCGGAATCGCCTTTGACCAAGCAATCCGCGAATGGCCCGGATACCTCTACAACACAGAGCAAGACCTTGAAGAAATGTTGTTGTATGGAAAGGGAATCGGAATGTGGGATAGCCCACTTGGATGGATGCCAGAACACGTTTTCCTATCCGACCTTCTCTTTCCAGACGACATTAGGATCGACTTCTCAAACCTTGAGGAATTTGTCCGCCGTGTCCGTCTAACACCATACGAACTCTACAAGAAGATTGAGAATCGCGCAGCGGCAGAAGCAATGGGCTGGAATGTTGATGCGGCTATTGACGCTATTCGATTCCACCGCGCATTTACAAACCACCGCAAGACCCGCGAGGATTTCTTCCGCACGATCAGCGAGGCAGGGTTTAACTGGTCATTGTCGGTGAACCAAAAGATTGATCTTTTCGAGGTTTATTGGAGGGAATTCGACGGCAAGATCAGTAAGGCAATTATCCTTCAAGACTACCAACCAATCGCTGACTACATCAACTCCAATGTAAAGGGAGCAGGTAAGATCAGCGATGATGACATCAGAACCCAGCATGGATTTATGATGCTTAAAGTAGGACTCTTTAACTCATGGGATGAGATCATGTATATGCTGACCGACTCGGTTGGTAGTGGACTCTTCCAAGACATCAAGAGCCAAGCAGAATCTGCGTTCGTTGCCTGCCGTCAGTATGACTTCACGATGAACTCGCTGGTGGATGCAGTGCGACTCAACTCTATGTTGATGATCGAAGGCCAAGGCCCAGACTCAACCAAGATGTTGAAGCAGATGGAATGGTTGCCAATCAGCGTCATGCCAGACGGGGCGAAGTTCATCCAGAACCGCTTCCAACTCCCAGTAGCAGAGAGCATGAGCTTCATGCAGTTCTTCATGGGGGATATGTATAGGGGCATGGGTCAGTATCGAATCAACGCTCCAACTTCTGGAGGAAAGCAACGCACGAAAGGCGAAGCAGAGTTAGATGCGGCTGAATCCGCTAAACTCTCTGGAACTCAGATTCGCCGATTCAATGAGTGCCAGACTCTTTACTTCAAACAACTCTACAAACGCTTCGTAAACGCCAAGTCCAGCGATGATGGATATGAGTATGTGAAGAAGTTCTACGAGATTCTTGAGGAACTTAAAACTCCAAGGGAAGCCGCGCAATGGAAGAACATCACAAGCATCCGTTCTAACCTCATCAATGGTGCGGGTAGCCCATCGTTCAAACTCATCACCGCTGAGAAGCTATTGCAGATCACAGCAATCACCCCAGCGAACGAAGGCCAAGAGAACGCAGTTAAAGACGCAATCGCGGCACTCTCTGGACGAGACAACGTAGCTCGCTACCGGAATACCAAGATCAGCAAGATTGATGATACGACTCGCGTTATCGGATTTGAGAATGCTGGTATGACTGATGCGTTCGTTAATCCAGCCAACTTCCCTGTGCTACCAAATGATCCGCATATCGAACACGCTCAAGGTCACTTCCAAGACTTGGTGATGCAGTTGCAGATGAATATGCAGTCTATCCAGCAAGGTCAACCAGACATGGCTGATCTTTCTCTGGCCGTTCGCTCCATCAAGTTCAAGGGTGGTCACATCATGGCGCACGTGGAGTATATTGCGAAAGACCAAGGCAAGCAGGACTTCTTGAAGCAATTCATGCAGGGAATGAACGAGGCGCAGAAGATCGCCGACGAACTTCAGTCTGTATACGTGGAGATGGCACAAGCCGAAGCTCAAAAAGGTGGTCAACCAAACTCCGAAGAAGACATCAAACTTCAATACCTCGCCGCCAAGTCTGGTATCGAAATCGACACCAAGAAGAAGCTCGCCGACATTTCGATTGGCAAGGCATCCATCAGCCACGCTCAACGCACCGAGCAGCGCAAGGAACAAGGTATCACTCAACTCGCACTCCAGAAAGCCAAGGCTCGCGCCGAGATTCAAAAGGCAAAAGCAAAAATGGCGGCAGAGCAAGGAGAGCCAATGGAAGAAGTAGAAATGGAAGAACCAGAGGAGATGGAAACCGAAGGGGTAGAGACTCCAGAGGCAACAGAAGTAGTTGAGATGGAAACTACACCGACACCAATGCAACCACAATGACAACCGAAAAAGTAAAATCCCTATGCGCGGCAATAACAACACACGAAGATTGGAACAAGCTACAGGCTTACTTGTTGCTTAACGTAAACCCACCAGAAGGAGTAACCACGCTTATCCATGCAATCAAAACTATTGATGCTATTGGAACAGAAGAACAAGGAGAATTCAAAAAAACCAAGTCTTCTTCAAGAAATAAAGAACCTAAAGACGGCACGATTGACCCAGACCTCGACGAAATCTAATTTATGGCAGACACAAACGACACAGCAGAAGTAATCAAGGAACTGAAGGCTAAACCTCAAGTTCCGATTAAGGGCAACACATCTGACTTCCTCAAGAAGTTCAGCAAACAACAAGCTGACGATGGCAAGCCTAGTGCTACCAATGTCGGTGATCCTAATCTTGGAATACCTAAATACAATGAAGAAGAACCGCCCGAAGAACCAACTGGAGTCACCGAAGCTGAAATCACGTCTGACCGAACAGGGAAGAAAAAAGGATTTGTTGAACGACAAATCGAAGAGAACCGCAAGCTCAAAGAAGAACTGGAGAAATACAGGAAAGAAGAAGTCCCCAAGTTTGAAACAAAAATCCAAGAACTTGAGAGAATGGTGTCCGAGTCAACATCGACTAAAGAAGCCAACCACTACCAAGACCAACTCAACAAAGCTAACCAAGAGAAGCTGGAAGTTGAGCAACAACTATCCGAGCAGATCAAAGACCTACGAGGAAAACTGGATTTCCACGATATCACAAGCAATCCTGACTTTAAAAAGAATTACCTCGATCCCATCAAGAATACTTATGATGGTGCGAGGCAGTTGCTGGCGAATGATCCAACGCTTCTTTCAACATTCTCCCGTGCTGTCAATGCAAACGCCTCCATCTTCAATGCGGCATCCGAAGAAGATCGTCGGGCAGCAGAAATTGACCGCGACCAAGCGTTCGAGGAAATCACGAACTCGCTATCGCAATTCAAGCAATACCAGTTCGCGGAGCAAGTCAACAGCTTCATCAAAGCAACTAACAACCACCATTCAGCCCTCGTTAACTTCGAGGAAACTAAACAAAACATACTTCAAACATCAAAGCAACGCGAGCAAGACGGGCGCAACAAGTATCTGAATCAATGGAAAGAAGGGTATAAGAATACCCAGCAGGAAATTGATAACGCTACTGCGATCCCAGATGCGGTTGCTGATTACATGAAAGAAAAGGGAATCAAGTATGACTTGTCCCGCGATGAGGCTATCGCATTAGCAGCTACTCAGCAGAGTAATGAGCAAGCATCGGTAGAAGACATGAACCGCCTTATCAACCAAGGCCGCGCATATCAGAAACTGCAAGCTCAACTCAAAGCATACCAAGAGATGGTTAAAGAGAAAGACGATTATATTTCACAACTGAAAGGATCGTCACGCATCTCTTCATCTCCAAGTGCAACGGATTCCCAGAAGCCAAGAATGAGTATGACGGAGGGACTGGCCGCGAAGATCGCAAGATTCTCGCCGCAAAATCGAGTAACTGCATAGCCCATCATTCCTAGTTCTGGTTCATAGAGGGGGAGGTAGAATTTTTGCCTACCTCCCCCTAACTTTTTTTAAAATATCTCTTGACACTCAAATCAAGTGATTGCATTGTCCCGCACAAGAGATAGCCGAAATTATCGTTTACGATAAAATTAGGGATTCAGCCGCACTCTGGCTGGCGAGTTTTCGATCTCGCATGAAAAACGATTTCTGGACAGAAGAAACTCTGGGTTGAGTCCAGCAGAGGAAACCAAGCACTCGCTTGCTATTCCTCTGTGGCATAGTTTAGCGGTGCAAAACTAAACTAAACAAAAATCAAATAAATCAATGAGCGATCAACTCTACTTCAATAGTTGTGCCGAGATTGACAGTTTCTTCCGCGAGGGCCGCGAATATTTCAACGACCTCTATGTGAAGAAGCTCGTCACTAACTCTGCATACTTCACCCGTTTCGAGGAGCAAGCATGGCCTCTTAACCACACAACCGAACAGAAAGCATTCCGCTTTGGCCGTGGATTCCACGATCCTTGCACCCCTTTCCGTGCGATCAACGACACCTACTGCGAGACTGATTCTTGCGATAGCAAACCAGAAGTGATTCAACGCCCCGGCACTGAGTCCTACACCTTTGAGCTTCTCCGTAAAGAGATGACCACTGACTGGATTTGCGTTGAGAGCCTTCTCTACCGCCTTTTCCCTGCTGAAGAGATTCTTCAGTTTGAGGAGTCCAATGCCCGTATCACCAAGAACGTTCACGAAGAGTTCCTTCGTAGCAACTACATCGGTGGTGCTGGTCACAAATGGATGGGTATCACTACGGATGACGGAACCTACTGCGGACTGGTCGATGACCAAGCATGGTTCGTTCCCGAACATACCATCAACAACGAAGCTGGTTACGACCTTTGCGCTATTCGCGTTAAGCTCGCTCCTGCTGACCTCAACAAGATTGCTTACCTCTCGCTTGATATGCTTGATGACGCACTCGTTGACCTCCAAGACGAAGATGACGCTTTCCGCCTTGATCTCCAAGACGCGACTGGTCAACCTTTGCTCGACATCGTTATCCCTGATCCTCAAGTTGGCCGTGCGCTTTACTTCCAAGCCAAGCGCAACAATGGTTACTGGGATGCTAACACGGACTTCGATGAGCGTCTTACCCGTCTGAAGCTCGGAATCAATCGTATCATCGGCGACTACGCCTTCGGTTACGACATCAACTCCGCTCGCTTCAACGCTGACACCGCCTTCAACGCTGGCCTTGCTCCGTTCAACGAAGCTGATCCTGCTACTTGGGCGCGTCTCGTTCGCGTTCCTCGCTACATCAAAGTTGTGATGGAACAAGGTTGCGCCTACGTCCCGAACAAAGCCTACCGCAATGCCGACTTCGGTATCTCGGTTGCTATGGTCAATAAAGCCATGTGCAAGTGGACGATGCCTTCCTCGACTGGTTACGGCCAAGCCCAACAAATGACCCAGAACTACGCTGG